TTTAAGGAACGGTTTGTTGAGGGCAACGAAAATGCGGAAAATGCGTGGAATACCGCCGAAAGCTTTTTCAGCGGCGTTTGGGACGGGGTAAGTAATATCTTTTCCGGCGTTGGCGGGTGGTTTCGGAAACAATTCAAAGAAGGGCGCGAAGCAGCCGAGGACGAGTTTGAGGGCGGTCATATCGCGGGTTTCTTCAACGGTGTTTGGGGTGGGATAACAAATATTTTCTCTGGCGTTGGCGGGTGGTTTCGGTCACGTTTTAAAGAAGGAAGAGAAGCCGCCGAAGAGGAATTTGAAGGCGGTAAGGTTTCCGCTTTCTTCACAGGCGTATGGGGCGGGATAAAAGGTGTTTTCGGAGGAGTAGGCTGCTGGTTCCGTGATACTTTCTTTGAGGGCAACGAAAACGCGCAGAATTCTTTTGACGGGATAACCACATTTTTTAACGGCGTTTGGGATGGTATATCAAGTACCTTCGGCGGTATCGGCGGTTGGTTCAGCGATAGGTTCAGCGCGGCGGCGGACGGTATCAGGGGCGCGTTTTCGGGTATCGGCGGTTTCTTTAGTGATACAGCGGGGGAAATTGGCGGGTTTTTCGATGATGTTGGAAACTTCTTCACGGGCGGCGATTCTAAATGGTGGAATCCCTTCTCGTGGGGTAAAAGCGATAACAATGATATTCCGATGTTCGCTATGGGTACAAATCGTACCCCCGATACCTTTATCGCGGGAGAACAAGGGCCAGAGTTAATCACAGGCGCGGCGGGGCGCAAGGTGTTCACAGCCGCCGAAACAGGCGATATATTTAAAACGTTGGCTCAAATGGGCGGCAGTGCGAAAATAAGCGGGGATAAGCCCAGCAGCGTTTCAAGCAGCATATTTAATGACGTCAGTCATACGACACAGTCTGTTGCGTCGGACATTGGCGGGGGCAGATCGGTTATAACGATATTTACCCCTATCCAAAAGCCGCAGGAAAGCAATAGGCCGATACAACCAACGCCGGACAGCGGAATGAACCGAGTCTTGAACACCATGGGGCGAAAGAACAGGCCGCGAACCGCCGACAGTTACGATATGAACAAATATGATGACAGCAGCGGCGGCAGCAGAACATCAAAACAAGGAATTGATTCTGCCTTAGCCAAGTTTGAAATCCGCATTGACAAGCTTATTGTCGGCGGTGAGGGCGGGATGCAGCCGGGCAAGCTTGCGGCTCTTAAAGAAGAGTTGAAGTCACTGTTCAGAAATGCGTTTGGTGAGCTTTGGGAGGAATATTGGTACGATCTGACATTGAAACATCCAAACCTAACCGAAGCTTAAAGGGGATGATTGTATGGCAAGGGTAAATCCGGTAGCGGTTCTGGGGGATGTTTTATTAGATGTTGTTGAATCCGATGTGCCTACCCATGCCTATGACGTGACGGAAAAAGCAGTGGAGGATAGGGCTAATATATCCGACCACATGAAAGAACGTCCTCCGCTGCTGTCAATATCCGGGGTAATCGTCGGCCCGGATGCATGGACACGGTTTATGCGCATCCGGCAATATCAGCAAAACAGGGAGTTAGTGACCTACGCCAACCGGGTTATCTACTCCAATATGGCCATTGCCAATATAAACACCGAACACGATGCCAAGCATGGAAACGGCATGAAATTCTACATTGAGTTAAAACAACTTCGCCGGGCAGCTCCCCAACAAGTGCAAATAACAGACGTTCCCCCGGCTGTGGCTACGGGGGCGAGCTGGATGAGGAACGGCGGTACCCAACAAGCCCAAGATACCGATAAACAAGCAGATAATAAAGAATCTGACGAGAGGCTGGCTACTATATCCGCTGGTTATTATGGCGGGGGCAGAGGTGGCGGCAGAGGTTCCGGGGAAATAGGTGTAGCGATAAGGGGGTAAGGTTATGCCCGGTTTTAAATTCATTAATATACGAAAGGATTTAATCCCGTATAATTTTGATATTACATTAAACGGCAAGACATTTACTTTTGTGATAAAGTATAATGCCCGGCATGACTTCTTTACCGTTGATCTACTCCGCAATGATGAATTGATTGTTCCCGGCGAAAAAATTGTGTATGGCCGTGTATTGTTCTTGAACCAACAGCATTTGGATGTACCTACGGTTCCCATTATCCCTTATGACCGATCCTTAAACGAGGACAGGGTTACATGGGATAATCTAAATGAAACCGTATTTTTGTGGATTCCGAACGGGGTGCTGACTGATGGCTAGTCTTTGGATACGGCAAACTGAGATTATCGCCGGTGGGAAGCGTTTTCAATCGGATGATCTGGATATTGAGTTTGATGTGCCTTTTGACAACACTTCACAGCCCGATATAGCGAGGGTTACGATATTCAATCTATCAGACAATTCAGTAAACGCCATAAAAAAAGAGCAGAACGTCATTATAAACGCCGGTTATAAAGGCGATATAGGCACAATTTTTAAAGGGACGATCCAAAAGGCTTTTACCCGGTGGAGCGGCGTCGATAAAATAACCGAGCTTACAATAGGTGACGGTGCGCAGCAGTGGCTGACAAAAGAGGTAAGTCAAGTCTATGGCGAGGATATAACCGCCTCCGCTATTCTGGTGGATTTAACCGGCATGTTTGGCCTTGAGCTTGGACGGCTTGACCTTGTAAACGATTTAACCTATTCTAACGGGCGGGTTATTGATGCAATGCTGAAAGACGCGATAAAACAGATAGCGGAGGAAACGGGCAGCCAGTTTGTTATTTCTAAGGGCAGGATGTTTATTATGCCTTATGATGAGGGTATACCTTGCGGGGCCGCTATAAACAAAGATACCGGTTTAATAGGCAGCCCGGAGGTTTTTGAGAAAGAGGAACGGCGGCAGACAAAAACGGGTTATCGGATTCAAATGCTGCTTAATCATAGAATTACAATAAACAGTATTATCCAAGTCCAGAGCCAAACCGCCAACGGGATATACAGGGTGCTGAAAGGCAGACACCAAAAAACTGCCGACAGTTATATTACCGAAGTGGAGGTTATGGAATAATGGGCGCGGCTGATAAAGTTTTTGAACAGCTATTTAACGAGCATTTAAATAACCTTCACACATCAATGCCCTGTGAGGTTATTGAGTATCACCCGGATGATCATGAAGCCGATATCCAGCCGCAATTTCAACGCATAAAAGGCGGCGAAACGAAAGAGTACCCCATGATAGAAAAAGTCCCGGCCTTGAAGCATGTTGACCCTTTATCGCCGGGGGACATTGTTCTTGTGGTCTTTGCGGAAAGGGCTTTGGATTTTGTCGGGAAACGCCGCCATGATTTAAGGGATGCCGTGATAATCGGGGTGTTTCCATGATAATGCGGACTTTCATGCTTCAAGAAAATGATCTGGCGTTTGACACAGACAGAAATATATGTTTTGTGCAGGGTGATGATGAGATTGCTCAGGCTTTGGAACGGTTATTTACAACCGATGCCGGGGAATGGTTCCTCAGCGCTAACCACGGTTTGGAATACCCGCGAATCCGGGGTAAGGGCGTAAGCAATGAAAATATACAGATGGCGATTATACGGGCGGCTTTTCAGGAAGCACGTGTCCGTGAGGTTGTTGAGATAAATATTGATAAAGACCCAATAAATAGGACTGTAAATATATCATTTTTATGCATGATTGACACCGGAGCAACAATAACGGTGCCTTTTAGTTTTGAATAAAATCAAGAGGGTGGGAACGGTATGCCCGAATATGGTTTAACTTCAAAAGGGCTTACACGAAAGCCCTATACCGCGATTATAGCGGATAAAGAGGAACGCGCAAGGGACTTATTCGGCGAGGACATTGAACTTTCCGAACGCAGCCCTTTGGGGCTATACCTCCGCGCCACATCATGGGAACAGTCCAAACTGTGGGACAATCTTGAGAATGTTTATTATTCGGCGTTTATTGATGATGCCGGGGGTAAACAGCTTGACGGGTTGGTAAAATATATCGGACTGTTCAGAAAGCCAGCCCTCCGCAGTTTAGGACGGGTGGAATTTACGGGGCGTTCCGGGCGCAGCGTTCCTGCAGGAACGAGAATAATGTCAGAAAGCGGCATTGTGTTCCGTACCACAAACGCTATAACTTTGGATGATAGCGGTTCTGGTACAGCAAGCATAGAAGCCATAGAGCCTGGCAGAACGGGCAATCTGACTGCCAACCGCATAAACCGCCTGTTTAACCCGATGGAAGGTGTTTCAAAGGTTGTTAACCCCGAGCGCACTTCTGGCGGCACAATTATTGAAACGGATGAAGAATTGCGGGAACGTTATTATCGTTCTCTATCCAGAAAAGGCAAAGCAACAAGAGCAGCCGTAGAAGCTGCCATATTGGAGTTGCATACGGTTAAAGATGCCCTTGTGCTGGAGAATACGACAATGAATGTTGTTGACGGTATCCCGCCCAAGTGCATTGCCCCGTATGTCTTTGATGGCAATCCAATGGAGATAGCAAGAGCTATATTAGAAACGAAATCAGGCGGCATACAGTCATACGGCGAGGAAATTATCAGCATTAATGACAGCCGGGGTTATCCGCAGCTTATTGGTTACACAAGGGCACGGGATATACCGGTGTGGCTGGATGTGACGCTGATTAAGAATCCTATGTTCAAGCCGGGTTATGAATTTAACATCCGTACAAAAATTATCTCCTATATCGGCGGTCTTGATATGGACGGCACAGAATACAGGGGCTTGGGACTTGGGCAGACTGTGGCCCACAGCCGTATTATAGCCGAAACAAGGGACAACGGCATAACCGACGCTATTGTGAAGATATCCACAGACGGTGTGAATTGGGTGGAATCTAACGTTACGGTGCCTGTTATGCAGATTGCCGTTACGGATTATGAAAAGGTTGTGGTCAGGTGAGGGAGCCTCACGAACTGCCCGGTGCGCCGCTTCGCCATCCGGTTGAGCATCTTACCGACAACTACCGGAAAGATGAGGACTCCAACAATTTCAAGCTACTGGAATTAGACCATAGGGAGAACCAAGAGATTTGTGATGCTCTCAGGTTAATTGAAGCTTGGCGGGATATGGATAACGCCTGTGGCTTTACCCTTGACAAAATCGGTAAAAACGTGCTGGAGCTTCGGCAAGGCCGGGACGATCCCGAATACCGGAAGGCCATAAAGATAAAAATCCGGGGTAATCTTTCCGCAGGGACTATTGAGGACTTAAATGCCATTTGTGATATACTTTTCGGTGAATCCTTTGTAACTATCGGAGAAACGTGGTTCCAAGCCCTTTATGATTACGAACCTGCAGCATTGTCCCTGATATTACAAAACCCGCCCTTGGATCAGATGGAATTTATCCAAAGCGCGAAGGCTTTTATTAATGACATTGTCCGTGCCGGTGGAGTTCGGCTTTTTCATCAGTTGCGGCGGGATTTTGAAACAGAGGATGCCGCCATAAACGTTGCCGGGATAACAAAGTTGACAATTTACCATAAAAGTATACCAATAGACCGTCATTGTTCCGTCCGCTTTGATTTGGGGTTCAATATGATATCGGCGGGCATTGTAAAAACCATGGTCAACCACAGCGGCACGGCAGTAAAACAATCATAGCAGGAGGAAGACAATATGGCAAGATTTTTAACTGTTTTAACCAACGCAGGGGCGTCACTTTTGATGCAAGCTCTGGCCCTTGGCGCAAAAGTGGACGCAAATGTTGTTGAAATGGGTGACGGGCGTTTTGATGGCAAACAGGCTGACCTTGTTGGATTGGTGTCTCCTGTAAAGGTTAATGCAAAGATAGCCGACAGGCAGTTTGTCCCCGCCGATGGCGATAACCCGCCCTTGTGCCAGATATCCGTGCAGACATTTAATGACGGCTTGAAAAAACCGGCATATATAAGGGAAATCGGGCTGTTTGCGTCCGGTTTGCTGTTTCGGGATTTTAAAGGTGATTGGATTCCCCATGTTCTGGACAATGAAGGTAATTGGGACAGTATGGTTCAGGATGAAAACGGCGAATGGCTGCCGCCCGAAGGCGCGGAGGCGAATCCTGTTCTTTTCGCATACGCTTGGCTGGACGGCCCGGATTATGATAATGTTCTGCCGCCGCCTTTGTATGAAAACATCTATGATACCATACATACCCACGAAATGGCCTTGTTTGTTACGAATCAAGAAAATGCCGCCATTGAGGTGAGTTTTGCTTTTAATGGTTTCGTGTCTCATAGGCATTTAGACGAAAGGCTGGCGAAATTTGAATCATTGAAAGATTTTTCACCAGATAAGTATTGGTCAAAGGAAGAGCTAAAATTTAACGCGCCGCCTTTAGACTTCTTTGCGTCACCCGTAGGCAATGACGACAATGACGGCGAAAGTCCCGAACGCGCAGTAAAGACTATAAACAGAATGAACGAACTGTTTAATCAAGCGCGTGACCTTAACAAATCGGGTTGGATTAGATTTTATCTTGCACAAGGTAACTATGAGGGCCAATTTTCTTTGCACAGTTATGGCGGCAAGGTTGATATAATCGGCTCGAATTCTAACACTGTTGCGCCCTCAATGGCAACGGCGCGGGATACCGTGATAACTGCTGACAGGACTGCTATTTGGGCTAGTACGGTGGGTCATGTCTACATTGATGGTGTTACCTGTGTTGCAACAGGCAATTTGAGCGAAACCAGCGGCATTATAGATTTGAATTTTACAAATTCAATAATCAGAAGATGTATAATCCGCGATGATTCACCGTCTTCACATGCGAATTCTGGTGGTATAACAATTAACAATACTTTGATAAATATGGGGTTCGGTGAAATTGAGATAAATAACTGCCGTATGGCCGTTTATTGCCGTTTTGCGTCCAAAGCTAACATTAGGAGCATAACAGGGACTGGCAATGTAACAGGTTATTTCGCTGATGGCGGTATAATAACATGTATTGGTTCTATGCCGGAATCTACAACGCCAATAACAGAATCAAACGGCGGCAAAGTATTCCCCGGTCATCTTATGGGTGTAAACAATACCATTACAATTCACGTCTCCCCCGCAGGAAATGACCATAATTGGGGAGAAAGTGCCGCTAATGCTGTAAGAACATTAAAACGCGCGGTGGAAATTGCGGCTAGGATTGAAAACACAACAGGCAGAACGATTATTCAGCTTACCCCCGGTGACTACCGCGAGAGCCAAATAAACATAGGGGGTATTGCGAACCTTGCAATATTAGGCAACAATGCGGAACCG